ATGAAAATATCAAAAGTATTAATAAATGAAATATCAAAGCTAAGTAAAGCTGATTGGGAAAAAGTAAAAACTAATATAGATTATATGTTTTCTATGGAAGAAACAGAAAGAAGTAAAGAGCTTTATATTTCTAGCAATAAGATAGAAGAAAAAATAACAAGTGGACCTTGTCCTATAGAGATTGAAAATAATGAAAAAATAGCTTCTTTTAATGATTTTGATAATCCAGAAGCTATTAAAAATCGTAAAACAAGATTAGAAAAAATTAGAAGTCTTGCAGAAGTAATAAATAGTTATCTAAAAGATTAAAAGGAAGTGATAAAAATAAGAATAATAAAAAAGTTAGTTATCAATATAGATGAAGTAAATGAAATGTTAAAAGAAGGAGAGTGGGAATTAGAAGTAATATTTAAAGGAGTAAATAAAGAAATATATTTTTTAAAAAAATATGAAGAAGATGAGAAGGATATTATAAAGAAATTTAAAGAAGAAAGAACAAAATCAATATTTAGTACAATAGGGGAATTTACAGTACTTATTTTTATACTAAGTATAGTAATTAGCTTAATACTTCTGTATAAAGGAGAAATTCCGATAAAATAAAAAAGCTCAAGAAGAGCTTTAAGGTTTAAAATTTTTATCCACAAGAGAAAAACCAGTAATATTAGATGTAAATAATAAAAATGAAGGAAGGTGAGTTTGTTTACCATTTAAGTATAAAGTTACATCTTTTAGACATAATACATCCTTGTAAGTAACTTGTGGAGATATTGGTAAATGATTTTCATTATCTTCAGAATGTATTATTTCTGCAAAAGTATGATATAAGCATTTATCAACTAAAAGTTCTTGATTTTTCAAAAAATCATCAGACCAAATTTCAACTTCAGGATTAAGGGTTGAATTGTAAGGATACCATTGTCCTTTTATAAGTCCTGACGGAGTAGAGAATAAAAGATAAAAATTATCAAAATCTAAATGTTTTTCAATAATATCACAAAGACATTTGAAAATATGATCTAGTTCAGTGGGTTGATATTCATTCGATGACATAAAATACCTCCAATAAAATTTATTTTATATAAGGTAAGTATAACAAAAATAAAGCATAAAAGCAATTAAAAGGAGAAGCAATGAAAAAAGAAAAAATAAAAAAAATTAAAGAATTAATAGGGAAATGGGAAAGATTAGTAGAAGAAATAGAAGTTTTAAATGATGCAAATGGAGATTTTTATTTAAAAAACTCTACTAGAAGATACAATAATCCTTATGCAAACAATATTCCAGTTGCCTTAGAAAAAGAAGATATAAAAATTATTTTAAATAGAAAAGAAAAAGAACTAAAAGACCTTGAAGATAAACTTGAAAATTTAATTAAATAAGGAGAAGCAATGGAAGAAAATAAAAGTTTAATAACCTACAATGGAATGAAACTAGGAGTAACAATAAAAAATAATGAAATAGAAATTGAAATGGGGGAATTAGCAAAAGCTATTGGATATACTGATGAAAGCAGTATAAGACAAATTTTAATAAGAAATCCAGAACTAAAAAATAAAGAATTTTCTTATTTGAAAAAAGTAGATAGTATTGAAAACGGAATCCTTAAGAAAAGAGAAAAAAGACTTTTTACAGAAGATGGACTTTATGAAGTAACAATGTTAGCTAATACTGAAAATGCTAAAAAGTTCAGAAGATTTGTAAGAGAGTTAATGAAGAAATATAGAAAGAATGAGTTAATCCTAAGAACTCCCACTTTACTTCCAGCACAACAAGCTCAGCTTGATCAAATGCTTAACATAATAAAATCAAGAGATGGGGAAATAGGGGATCTACTTGATTCATTTGAAACATTTCAAGGATATTTAACAGATATAGAAGTTATTAAAGAAGATGTAAAACTATTGATTAGTCTACATGATAGGCTAGTAGAAGATGTAGAGATGTTAAAAAAAGAGGTGTTTGGAACTAATGAATAAGTATTTTCTGGATTTATTGACATTAAAGACAGAAATGAACTATAGAGGATACAGTGAAGCAACAAAAAAGACTTATACACAAATAGTAGGCAACTTTTTAGAAGTAACAGACAAAGATATTATTGATATTACAAAAGAGGATGTGGTCAGATACTTAGATGAAAATATGAAACTTTTAAAAAAGAATAGTAGAGCAGTTCATTTGAATGCCTTAGAGTTCTTTTTTGAAGAAGTGTTAGGACTAGATATAACAGTAAGTATAAAAAACTATAAGCGTGAATTTTTAGAAAAGACATTTATGACATTGGAGCAATTTAACATTTTAAGTAATTCAGTTACTGAGAAAGAAAGGTTGATATATGAAATAATTAAGGAAACAGGCTTTAAAATAAAAGATATAGTAAATTTAAAAGTTGAAGATATAGTTTATGGAGATAAATCATATATAGGTATTCATAAGATATCTAAAGAGCTTTCGAGAGATATTCAAAAATATTGTGATAAGGAGATGATAGATGGGAAAATTTTTAATGTTTGTGAATATAGTATAAGAAGATGGAATAAGAAAGCAACAGAAAAATATTTAGGTGCTGAATATCAGATAAATGATATTAGACATGCTTTAGCATTAGAACTATATATTAAAAGAGGTGATGAAGAGGGGGCAGTTAAATATTTAGGTTTAAAGACAGTGGAAGCATTAAGGCAATATTATACCAGAACAGGCAATAAATATTATAAAAAATAGGGACACCTCTCCAACCAAAGTTTGATGTCCCAACAAAAACAAATATGCTTAATTATAGCATAAAAGGAGAAAGAATGGAAGAAAGAGAAAAATATTTAAAAGGAATGCTTGAATATTGTTATCAAAATAAAGAAAGTTTTAAGACAATGATAGCAAGAATAGAAAAGGAGTTAGCAGAATATGGAAGCAGTAGAAAAGAGAGTTACACAAATTAGAAATAATTTGGTAAGAATCCTTAATTTAAGGAAAGAAATGGTTGACTGTGAAATTTCTTGGCTACAAATGATTAAAGCACTTAAACTTAGTCAATACGAAGCATTAAAATTTAAAAATGGTGAACTTCCAGAGTTGGAGCAAGAAGCTTTGAAAATCTTAAAAAAGACACCTGAAAATATAAAAAACAGAGATAAAAAGTTTAAATATTTTAATAAATTTTTGTTAGAAAAAGGAATAACAGCAACACAATTTTCAAAAAAAGTAGGAGTTGATATAGATAAAATACATAGAATATTGAGGGAAATTCCAGTTAATAGAGATTATGAAGCAGAAAAAAGAATAGAAGAAGCAATAGGGGAAAAAATATTTTAAAGGAGGCTTTTTATGGATAAATACTACACATTACAAGACATAGAAAGACTCTTTAAGAAGACAAGAACGACAGCTTTAAAAATGGCACAGAATAAAGGCTGGGTAGTTGTAAAAGAAAAAGTAGACAAAGTATATAAAAATCTTTATTTGAAAGAAGAGGTAGATAGAGAGTTAGGAATAATAGTTGATGAGCAAAAAGCTAAGATGTTGACTAGAACTGTAAAAAAGAATGAAGCTAAGAATATAGATGAATTACCTAATTGGAATCAAAGGGTGGCTAATTCAAGATATATACTTTGTATAAAATTAGAGGAGGCTTATGAAGAAAAACTAGAAAATAAAGATGTAATTATAAAAGAATTTGTAGCAAATGCGAGAGAAGAGTTTCCACAACAAATGGAGATTTTAAAAAATTTATCAGTGCCAACTCTTAGAAGATGGTATGGAATTTATAAGAAAAATAGAGATAATCCCTTAGCACTTGCTTCTGGACATGGAGCTAATAAAGGTTTGAGAAGAGTCAATAAAGAAGTGCTAGAAATGACTAAAAAACTTTATTTTAGCAAGAATAAACCTCAAATGACTGTTGTTTGGCAGAAAATAGTAGAAATGTTTGGGATAGATGCTATTAGTTATGGGACTCTTAGAAATTTCTTAAACAATGATGTAAATATAATTGAAAAAGACAGAGCTAGAATGGGTGCAAAAGAATTTAAAGATACTTACTCTACCTTTATAATAAGAGGTTTACAAGATGTTAAAGCTGGAGATGTATGGATGGCAGATGGGCATACACTAGACTTTCAATGTTATAGAGGAAAAAAGAAAAAAGCAAATAAACAGAGAGATTTTGGAAGACCAACTTTAATAGCCTGGTTAGATTTAAAAAGTAGAATGGTTGTTGGCTATACTTTATCCTGGACTGAAAATACAGAAGCAGTAGCAATAGCACTAAAAAGAGCTATAGAAAAGTACGGAGTACCTAAGAAAATATATACAGATAATGGTAAAGCTTTTAAAAATAAGGTTTTAAAAGGTACAGAAGAACTTGAAGGACTATATGCAAGTCTTGGAATAGAGGTAACACATGCAAGACCTTACAATGCTCAAGCCAAAGAAATAGAAAGATATTTTAGAGATTTAAAAGAAAATTTTTCTAAAATGTTTGGAACTTATTTAGGTGGGAATATTGTTGAAAGACCTGAACATATGAAAACTTTTGCACAAATTAAAATGGCAAAGGGGGCATTATTAGAAGAAGAACATGTAGAAATGGAACTAGCAAAATATATAGATTATAAAAATCATTTATTCTATGAAATAAGAAGAGCAGGAGGAATGAAAGCACATAGAGGAAGAGGAATGGAAAATCGTACTCCTTTGGAAGTCTTCAATGAAGAGTATCCAGTTGAAAATAGAGTAATGCTTAGTGATGAAAAGTTGAGAAGATTATTCTTATATGAAGAAATGAAGACAGTACAACAAAACGGAATTACTTTTATGGGAAATACCTATGAACATGAAGCATTGTATTATCATCAAACTGAGCGTGTAAGAATTAAATATGATCCACATAATTTAAGTGAACTCTATGTTTACTTAGACACAGGAGAGTTTTTATGTAAGGCTAGAAAACTTGTACCTGTTGGATTTAATGATATTACTGGAATTAAAATCAATAACTATAGAAAGAAAAAGATCAAAGAATATGGAGAAAAGATACTTGATTTAACAGTAGCAATGAGAGATGATAGCAATATTTTAACAATGAAAGATGTAGCAGAAGCTGAAGTTATAGAAGTAATTGAGGATAAGACAGGAAAGAAAAAGCAGTATATTGGTAATGGTTTATATGTTGAGATAGGTTAAGTGAGGTATTTAATGAAGAAAATAATAGAAGATTTAGAAAAATTTGCTGAAGAAAATAACATAAGTTATACGAAGATAGCAAAAGCTATGAATATAGGAAGTAGTACACTTTCAGAGTATAGAAAAGGTACATACACAGGAGATGTTAAAGCTTTAACTGAAAAAGTTGAAGCATTCCTAGAAAGGCATAAAAAGAAAATGAGAAGAATAGATTTCTCAGTTGATACAGAAGTAAAGAAAAGAATTTTTTATGCGGCCCAGGTTATAGAAAATTATGTTGCTTCAAATGTAATGACTCAAACGATAGACTCAGCAAAAATAGCTTACATCTATGGACGTGCTGGGATAGGAAAAACTCATGCTTTAATGGAGTGGGCAAAGCAATATAAAGGAAGAGCTTTATTTATAACAGCAGAAACTGGAATAACAGTAGTAGGACTTATTAAAAAAATAGCTAGAGAGTTAAGAATAGATGCAAATGGAAATAATACTGAGTCAATAAAGCAAAGAATAAAGGACAGTGTCAAGTTCACTGAGACAATTATAGTTATTGATGAAGGTGAACACTTAAAGCCATCTATAATTGACATAGTTCGTAGCATTGCGGACCAGACTGGTGTAGGGATAATAATAGCTGGAACAGAAGCACTAAAGAGCAAAATTTATTCTCAAACAAAAGGTTATGAATATCTTTATTCAAGAGCTGTAATAAATATGACTTTAAGAGAATTAAATATAGATGATGTGAGTAAAATAGTTAAAAAATTCTTAAAGAATGAAATTGATTTATACAATGAAAAAGAGCTTCAAGAAATGATTAGCTATATTAATTTAACAGTTAGAGGATCAGCAAGACAACTAGCAAATCTACTTACATTAACTGGGCATATATCAACTAATAATGTATCTACTAATGGTAAATTGACACTGGACCAAATAAAAGCAGCTGTAACAATGTTAGCAATTAACTATTAATATGGAGGGAAAAATGAGAGATATTAGATTAACAGAAATAGCAAAACAAGAGCTTGTAAATGAATATGGAGAAAAAGCAACAATAGTAGATAATGAGCTTAACCAGTTAGCTAAATTACTGGTTAAGAGAAAGGATTATGTGAAAGCTTTTAATAATGGAAATTATAGTGCAAAAGAAAGATATATGGAAACTACTAAAGAAATAAAAAAAATTATAAAAACCATAAATAAAAAAATTTAATTAATATTAGTGTTATTGAACATAGTGTTATTTAGCACAGTGTTAAATAACACAAAGGAGAGAATAATATGAGAAAAATACTAGTAATTGTTGTAGCTTCTATATTAATTGTTGCTAATAATCAAGGAGGTTCAAATGTGGAAGTTAGAAAAAGGTGATATTGTAAATTGTATTGTTGCTGAAACTGGAGAACTTACAGAAGGAAAGAAATATAAAATATTAAATGTAAATTCAAAAATTAGTCAAGTTGAAATTATCAATGATAAAAAAGAGAAAAAAAGTTATTTAAGTGTGAGATTTGACAAGGAGGAATTATGAGTACATGGGCTTTAATAGGATTGTCAATAGCTTTATTAATAGCTGGTTTTAACATAGGTTATGACTGTAGACATAAAAAATTATTTTTTAATAGAAAATACAAATACTGGATATGTTGTTATTATTGTGTAGATGGCGTTGGATCTATTGGGGGATGGGCATTTACTTTTACTTCAAAAATGACTAGCACACAATTAAAAACTTTTAGAGAACAACAAATTGAAAATTTAAAGAATGAGTTTAAGACAACAGATGTGAGATTTGTTATCATAGATTTCAAAAGATTAAAGGATTAAATATGGAATTCAAAGATTTATATATAATTGATGGAATAGTTTACTTATACAAATATAATAATGGAGTTTATGCAGTATTGGAGGATGTATTAACAGGCTATGAAGAGTTTGTAAGATTGGAGGAGTTAAAACAATATGAGTATAAAAATTTATTGTGAAAATTGTGGAAAAGACTACTAGAAGAAAAACTACAAGAATTTAAATAGGAGGAGTTATGGACATTAAAAATTTAACTGCTGAAGAAAAAGAGGCACTAAGAAAGCAATTTTTAGAAGAAGAAAAAAGTAAGGAAGCTAAAAGAAAAGAAAAAATAGAAGCTTATAAAAAGCTTGTTGATGAAACAGTAATGAGTTCAATAAAGAAAGTGAAAGAAGTTTCAGCACAAATTGCAATGACTAAGAAAGAAGTATTTGATGACTTTAAAAGTATAGCAGAATTAAAAGCTGAATTATATGGAGTAAAAGAGAATCAACAATCTCACACATTTACAACAACTGATGGGAAAATATCTATAACATTAGGTTATAGAATGCTTGACAGTTTTGATGATACAGTTCATTCAGGCATAGAGAAGGTTAAAAGCTATATTTATAAATCAGTTCAGGATGAAAATAGTCATTTACTTGAAATAGTAAATTTGCTATTAAAGAAAGATAAAAACGGTAACTTGAAGGCTTCAAGAGTTATGGAACTAGAAAAAATAGCTGGAAATATAGATGATCCTGAACTAATTGAAGGAGTTCAAATAATAAAAGAAGCTTGGAAACCTCAGAAGTCTAAGACATTTATTGAAGCATACTATAAAGATGAAAATGGGAACAAAGTCAATATTCCTCTTTCTATGACTACAGTAATGGAGGAGAAAAATGAAGGAAATAAAGAAACATCAAATTAAATATATTCATACTTTAAAGCATAAAGCAGGCTTAAAAGATGAAGATTATAGACTACTTTTAAAAAGTAAATTTAATAAAAATTCTAGTAAGGATCTCAGTTATAATCAGGCTGAGATTCTTATAAGAATCCTAGATAGGTTAATTAATGACTATGCAACAGAAAAGCAAAAAAACAAGTTAAATTCACTGTATAGCAAAGTTTTCAAGGAAAAAGATAAAAAAGAATTCATTGAACATTATCTTGGAAAAGATAAAACAATGGATAATATGACAGTAAAAGAATGTAGTAAATTAATTTATGTTCTTGAAGAGATACTTGAATGGCAGAAGAAAAGAGACAAAATTGGAGGAAGTAATGAATAAAAAAAATACTAAAAAGTTTAGAAAAAGAATGCTAAATAATTACATAACAATTTTACCTTGTAAATTGACATATATTAGTTTTGATAATAGAGAATTACCAATGTTTACACATGAAAAACCTCTTAATTTAGGGGAAAATATAGTAGTAAAACAATTAATGAGAGGTAAAATAACAGGAAAAGTAAAATCTTTAAAAAGATTTAAATATCGTAAATGTCAAGGTTGGAAAATGTTAGTTGCAGTTAAAAATGTTGATAAAAGTGTAAGAAATGTGGAGAAGAAGTAGGAATAAGAATAGGAACTTTATATAAATTAGATTCAAAGAAAGAAACTACTGGGGATGATTTAAGTTTTTATGATAATGAATTTTATGAATGTTCACATTGTCATAATCATTCACATTCAAATTTAGAAGATATAGCTGATTGGGAGGAAGACAATGAAAGAAATTAATATAACAAGACATGCACTTATGAGATATGCTTCAAGAATTTACAAATATCAAATTATCAATGATAGAACATTTGATATTTGGAAAAAGCAAAATGAAGATAAGATAGAGGGATTGGAAACAAATTTAAAAGCAGAATTTCAAGGAGCTCAGTATATATGTACAGCAGCTTATGACAGTCACAAAAAAGCTGAATTTTACATCAACAAAGATAAAATGATGACTTATGTTGTAGTTGGTGAAAATATGGTTACTTGTTATCCAATAAATTATGATTTAAATGATGAAGGAAATAGAGCTATTTTAGAAGTATTATTAAATAATTTAAAAAAAGCTAAAATTGATGAAGATAATTTTGAGGATAAATATTTTAAAGAAAAAGATGATTTAAATAGAGAACTTGAATTACTTAAAGCTGAATTTGAATTATTAAACTCAAAATTAAAGACTTTAAAAGAAAAAGAAGCAAGAATTGAAGCAAGACAAAATGAAATAGCAGGAGAGCAGGTAGAATTAAGAAATATTATAAAAGTTGCTGAAGAAAAGATAGTGAGAAGTAAACTAGCTTTATAAATAAGGAATAAAAATGGAAAGTCAAGAAGTTTTAAAACTTATAAGAGAAGCAAAAAAAGGAAATAAAAAAGCTATTGAAACATTAATTGAAAGGTACTTGAACACTATTAGAAAGATTAATCATAAGTGGGGTAACACAGATGATGGATTCCAAGAAGGAGTTTTAGGAGTATATCAAGCAATTAAAACTTATGATGAAAACTATAATACAAAGTTTATGACACATCTGTATTTTTATGTAGAAGCTAAAATAAGGAAATATATAGATAAAGAAAGGTATAGAGTACCTCAGTATGTCATAGAGAGCATTAAAAAGGGTGAACAAGAAAGAGTATATTTTTCAGGAATTGAAGACCTTGAAATTGGAGATGAAAATATAAAAATAGATAATTTAGAAAATAAAGTACTTGTAGAAAATTTACTAAGTTGTTGTACAAAGAAAGAAAGACAAATATTGGATCTCTTATTTTTTAAAGGTTATTCAGGAGAGGAGATAGCTAAGAAATTTGGAATGTCAAGGCAATGGGTTCATAGTATGAAACATAGAGCATTTGAAAAAATAAAAAACAACATTAATTTTGTAATTAATAAAAAAAACGAGTATAATAAGAAATAAATGGTAAAAAAGGAGGACTAATGAAATATAAAAGTTTTAGAATAAAAAATTATAAAGCAATCAAAGACTTAACAATAGAAGTTGATAAACCTAAATTAACTCCAATAATAGGATTAAATGAAACAGGTAAAAGTTCAATCTTACAAGCAATGTTTTCTTTTGATTATACTAATGACAAGCAATATAATGGAGAATTCGTAAATATTAGTTATATTAAAAATAAGTTTAATAATAAAAGTTTCCCAGAAATTGAAGCTGAGATAGAAAATATTGATACTAATGCTATTATAGAGAATGCTTTAGATTATTTTATGGAAGAAAAAGAAGAAGATTTTTTGAAAAAAAGTAGCTATAGAAAAGAAAGTGCTTTTAGAGCAAATGAATATTTAAAACCCATAAAAGCATTAATTTCATCTAAGTTAAAAAAAATTTTTCATGATTCATATAAAACCTTAAAAATAAAAAGAACTTTTAACATAGGTAATCCCTACTATACTTTAGAAAACATTAATTTTGAGACTATAGATGAAAAAATAAATACAAATGGTTATTATAATGAAGAAATTAATATATATTGTGGGCTTTCAGAATTTAGAGAAATTGTTATAAAATCTATTGTTTATGATTTACCTAATATCATATATATTGATGATTTTAAGGATATTGTTCCTGAGGAAATAAAAAAAGGTAGTCAGTGGTATCCATATATAGAAGAAATTTTTAAAAAGAATAATGAAAATATTGATAAATTTTCAAAGTATGATTTACCTGATAGACAAACTGTTCTTGCTGATATTAAAGATGATCTAAACGAAAGTTTATCTCAATTATGGGATAAGATGCATATCAGCCAAACAATAAGAAATGAATTTAGAACTTTGGATATTGATTTAAGATTTGAAAATAATATATTTCAATTTTTGGTAGTAGATTTAAGAGAAAAAAGAGAGAATGGAAAAAGTAGAGAAGTGGTATTCCCTATTAATATGCGTTCTAAGGGTTTTCAATGGTTCTTTAACTTTTTTATAAAAATGAAATATAACTGGAAACATACAAATGATGAAGATTATGGAAGCATAATATTGTTAGATGAGCCTGGTGTATATTTACATACAACTTTTCAATCTGAATTAGTAAAGGTTTTAAGAGATTTATCAAAAAATAATATAATCTTTTATACAACTCATTTAGAAAATATGGTAAATCCTAAGGTTGTTAAGATAGCAGAAATAAATGTAGCTAAAAGAAATAATGAAATTGTAACTATTGAAAAAATTACTAAAATAGATGATAATAAAAACTTAGGAGAAATTACACCAATAATAAATGCTCTAAAAATAGATAATTTCCCACTTGTACATTATAATGAAAAAATAATTATAACTGAAGGAATGACAGATAAAATCTTTTTAAATCTCTTACAAGAAGCAGAATTATTAGATAAAAGCATAAAAATAATTCCAGGAAGTGGAGTTAGTAATTTAGGGACATTGATTAGCTTATCAATAGGAATAACTAGTAAATATGTTGTTATATTTGATAATGATGAAGCAGGAAGAGAACATTTCGAAAATTATAAAAAGAATTTTGGAGATGAAGAATCAAAAAAATGGATACTTCATAAACTGGCAGAAAGAAAAGATAATATTGTACTTGAAGATTATTATAGTAATGAGATGAAAGAAATTATAAAAAAATATATAGATAAAAAAGACTATAAAACAGGACTTTTAAATTTTTATTATAATAGAAGCTTTGAGGATAAAGAGAAATTTTTTGATGAGTTAAGAAAACTAAATAAAAAAGATAAAGGTATTTATATATTATTGGAACAAATAAAGAAAAGACTTAACTAAGAGAGGTAAATCCTCTCTTTTTTAATAGACAAAAATAAGCTCTTATGTTATATTAATTAAGAGGAGGGGATAAAATATGGCTAAAAAGTATATAAGTGTAGCTCAAGCATCTAATAGACTTAATGTTTCTATTGGTACAATATATAATTATTGTAGAACTGGGATGTTAGGGTATAGATGTATAAAAAACTTAAAAAGATATACATGGCAGATCGATTTAGAAAGTTTAGAGTTATTAGAAAGAGAAAGCTCGTATAAAAGTTCTCTCCAAATAAAAAAAGATTTACAATATAGTCTATTTTAAAAGAGTTCAAAGACTCTTTTTTTTATGTTTAAAATAGTGGTAATTTTTATTAGAATTTCATTAAAAAGTACACTAGTTAAAAATCAATTAAATATCTATAAATTCTTAATTTTAGTAATGGTAAAAATTCTAAAAAAAATCTAAAAAAGTTTATTTTTTTGAAAAAATACTTGCAAAAATCAAAATGTTATGATATAATAAATATATAAGGAGGTGAGAAGATGAGTAAGAAAATAAAAAAACAAAAGAAAGGAGGGAATAAAAAAGAGTTAATTGAACTAATCACGGCAATAATAGAGTTAATCATAGCAGTCCTAACGCTGATAATTCTATTAGTAGATTATTTCAACTAACTCAAATATCAAGGAACTGGAGTAATCCAGTTTCTTGATTAAATTATAACAAATTTTACTCAAATATACAATGACTAATACAATTTTAATAATAATTATAATAATTTTAAATTTTGCAAGAAAAAATTACAGTAATAATAATTATATAAAAATATTCATTATTTTTTTATGTCTTATTGTTATTGTAAGGTGTATTAAAAAACTTACTGATTTTTTTAGAAAGAGAGGTTAATATGGCGTCAGGTGGAGCAAGAGAAGGAGCTGGTAGAAAAAAGTTAGATGATGATAAAAAGAAAGTAAATAAGACTTTCAGAATTGATCCTCAGCTTTTCAAAGAAATAGAAACTAAATATCCAAATGAAAAACTCACTAGCATAATAGAAAAAGCATTAATTGAATATTTAAAGAAAGATTAAAAACTATTAAAAAGCACATCAAAAAATGATGTGCTTTTTTATTGTAATTTTTCAAAACATTGTAAATATTACAACACTTATAAAAGAAAAAAGTTATAACAATATAGAAACAAAAATAATGGAGGTGCTTTATGGATTTAGAGTTATTAAAAGCTAAAAAGCTATATGCACAAGGTAATACAGCAAAAGAAATAGCTAGTGCTTTGAATAAGTCTCAAGGCACTATCTATCGTTGGATTAAAGATAATAAAGAAGAGTTTGAAGAAGCTAGGAAATTAGCAGGAATGACTTTAGATGATGTAGTTGATTTACTTGATGAAACTCACAAAAAAATATTAATAGAAATCTCTAAAAATCCTGAGCAATTTCGAGATCCAAAAACTGCTGATGCTTTGGTCAAAGTTGCAAGTGTTGTAGAAAAAGTGACAGCAAGAAGTGAAAAGAAAAAAGAACAAGCTAAAAAAGAAGTTGAGGAAGAAAGAGGGGTGTTGATAGTTGATAATCTCTAAGAAAAAAAGGGAAATTAAACAAGTATCAGAAGTATTAACACCAAAATTTCATGAAGTTTATAAAGCTTGGAAAAGTAATAAGTACACAAAAATAGTTTGTAAAGGCGGAAGAGGATCCGCTAAATCAAGTAATATAGCTTTAATGTTGACACTTGATTTAATTAGAAATCCTATAAATATAGTTTGTATTAGAAAAGTTGGTGAAACTTTAAAGAAGTCTGTTTATGAGCAAATAAAATGGGCAATTAAGCAATTAGGAGTTGAAGACTATTTTGAATATAAGTTAAGTCCTTTAGAAATCAGATACACAGAGAGAGGAAATAAATTTATATTTATGGGAGTTGATGATCCACAAAAAAGTAAATCAATAGTTGACTCAAGTTTTCCAATTACAGAATATTGGTTTGAAGAATTAGCAGAATTTAAAAATGAAGATGAAGTAGAAATGGTACTTGATTCAATATATAGAGGAAAGTTAAAAGATAATTTAAGGTATAAAGGTTTTTTCTCATATAACCCACCAAAAATGAAACATAATTGGGTAAATAAGAAATACGAATATACTTTTAAAGAAGATGATGAAATATTTGTACATCACTCAACTTATCTAGACAATCCATTTATTTCAGATGATTTCATAAAAAGAGCTGAAGCAGTAAAGTTAAATAACCCTATGAAATACAAGCATACATACTTAGGAGAACCTATTGGAAATGGAATAGTTCCTTTTGATAATTTGGAAATTAGAACCATTAGCAACGAAGAAATAAAAGGACTTGACAGATTTAGAAATGGAGTTGACTGGGGATATGGAGTTGATCCAATGGCATTTGTTCGTTGGGGATATGATAAGAAAAAGAGAATAATCTATGCTATTGATGAATTTTTTGGAGTAGGAATAAAAAATAGAGAACTAGCAACTTTTATCATATCAAAGAATTATGATGAGTTAGTTATGTGTGATAGTGCTGAACCTAAAAGTATAGATGAACTTAGAGAATATGACATCAGTGCTTCAGGAGCTAAAAAAGGAGCTGGAAGTGTTGAATATGGAGAAAAATGGCTTGCAGATTTAGAAGCAATAGTAATTGATCCTAAAAGAACACCAAATATTTCTCGTGAGTTTGAAATGATAGATTATGCAACTGATAGAGATGGAAATGCTTTACCTCGTTTGGAAGATAAGAATAATCACAGTATAGATGCAACAAGGTATGCTTTTTCAAATGACATGAAAAAAGGAAAGTATGTTTATGAGTGTTAGAGAATGGATAAAGAAATGGTTCTTTAAGGACTGTTCAGTTATGACAGATGATAATGTAAATTTTAATCCATCTGATTATACAGCAAATATAGAATATAAAGCAGCTTTTATGCTTCCAATGTCCAAAAAAATTCAGGCTTGTCAAAATATAACTATGGCAGTTTACAAGAAGACAAAAGATGGAAAAGGAAAAGATTTAGTTAAAGAACATGTGTTAAATGATTTGTTCAATATGATAAATCCTAATACTTCTTTTCAAGATTTTCTTGACTATTTGCTTGTGTGGCTAGAAGGTAGCGATAACGGAGTTCTTTTAGAAGTTATAAAAGGAATCCCTTCTTTAAAGCCTGATCTATATGTTCATTCCCCTTCAAATTTTACTGTCTATTTCGAAGGAAGAAGAATAAGGGAAATAAGAATAAATAATCCATTTAGATCAATTGTAGGAGATGAATTAAAAAACTACATGTGGATAAGAAGTCCAAATTACTTGAATATAATAGATGGAATAAATTCAAGTGGAATAGGAAGTGGATATACAAAGCATAATTCTATGGCTATGTATGGAGCATATAGTGAACAGGCTTGGAAGTGGAATTGGAGTCTTGCTAAGAATCTTGGAAAACCAGGAGGAATTTTACAAACTGAGGGAGTCGTAGACAAAGAGGATAGAGAGGAAATAAAAGCAAGATATGCAGCACATTATGGAGGTTCTGATAATGCTGGAAAACCTATTGTACTTGGATCTGGACTGAGGTATCAAGATACTTCAAGAGCACCGATCGACAGCGATTGGTCTACTGCTGAGCAAAAAGCACATGAAAGAGCAGCATTAGCAAGTGGAGTTCCTGCCGAGCTTGTTGGAGGTGGAGAAAGTACATATCAGAATAGAAAACAAGCTAAAAAAGAACTCTATCGTGAAGCAGTTATTCCATTTTTCAATAAATTAAAAAGTTGGTTAAATTATTTATTTTCAGAGTATTTAAAAAATGGAGAGTTCATTGACTATGATTTAAGTGGGGCAGATGAGCTTAAAGAAGATATTGGAGATGTCATAACAAAACTTGAACCTTTGAAAGATAGATTGACTATAAATGAATATAGAAAAATAGTATCTTTATTAACTGATTTAAGTTTAGGAGATGTTGAAGGTGGAGATGTTCTTTTAGTAAATAGTGGAGATATGACTTTAGAAGAACTTACAAATCCAATTGATGATAAAGAGGAAAGTACCGAGGACATATGAAAAGAGAAACTAGAATAATTAAAGAGTTTGAAATATTAGAAAAAAGGTTAACAGCTAGAAATAAAAAAATAATCAAAAAAATATTTATTGAGCTAAGAGAGAAGATTATTGAAGATAATTCAAAAGCTTACGATTTAAAAATGATTATAAATATTGATTATGAATGGCTTTTGAAAAGGTTTAGAAAAGGGCTTGAAGTTGTTTATGTATATACATTCGAAAAGACTTTTAAAGGCTTTCAAAATATCTACAAGAAAACAATAAAACCTAAAACTATAAAAGGTATAAGAGATTATTTTTTGAAAAGTTGGAATCAACAAAATGCAGGAAAACAAGCTCAAAAGATGACTAATACTACAAAACAAATCTTAAATAAAGTACTTACAGATGGACAAGAAGCTGGATTAGGACAAAAAGATTTAGTTGATGAGTTAGTTAAAAGTATTAATGGAATGACAGAGCAAAGAGCTACTACAATAGCTAGAACTGAAACTAGTAAGAGTGTTAATAGCACAAGTTACGAGATGTCAAAAAAAATTATGAAAGAAAAAAGATGGGTACATATTGGTGGGCAAAAAACACATCGTGAAAATCATAGAGCATTAGATGGTGAGTGGGTTCCAATAGATTATAAATGGTCTTTACAAGATGGGGTAGAAGCTGAACATCCTCATCAAGATGGTTTACCAGCATCAGAAGTTATAAATTGCCGATGTAAAGTAGTTTTTAGATAAAAGGAGATAATATGTCAAAAATAAAGAAATATAAAATGAAATTTTCTGATGAAGTTTTAAATTTTAAGTGTAATCTTGCAGAATTTAAAGAAGATGAAAATTCTAAAGGAAAATTCAAAGGACTTTTAGTTAATATGCAAGGAGACAATATAGCAAAAGGTATTTACAGATTTAAAACTGGAAGTATGAAAAAAAATGATGGTAAAAAATTATTTTTACAATATAACCATGAGGGTTCTCTAATTCCAATTGGAACTTTAATCGGAAAAGAAACTAAGGAAGGGTTTGAAGTAGAAGGAACATTTCACTTGCAGAAAGATGAAAGTGGAGCATATATAAATCCTGAAGCAATGAAAGTTTATTCGTTAATGAAGGACTTAGGTGCAGAATTTGAGATGTCTGTTGGTGGAGTTATGACAAAGTATAAAGATTATGTTGAAGATGGGAAATATTATATTGATATTTTAGAATTTGATGCTTATGAAGGAAGTTTAACACCTAAAGCAGCAGTTCCAGGAAGCAGAGTAACAAGAGTTTTTGGAGAAGAAAATATAGGAGGAAATAGAATGGGAAAAGAGGAATTAATTGCAATATTTACAGGACTTTTAGAAACATTTAAAGCAGATTTATTAAAGGCAGGAACAGATGAGGAAATAGCAAAATTGCCTGATAAATTCTCAAAACTTACAGAAGAATTTAATGGATTAAAAGATAGTTTAGAAAAAGATTTAAAGGAAAATTTTTCTAAGCAAATCAATGAATTGAATGATGTATTAAAAGGATTGAAAGCAGATTTTAAAGCGACTGAAGAAGAAGTAGATGATGCAACTCAATTTAAAGCAATGCTACTAAATGTTAAAGATAATGGTCAAAAAAGTGAAATTGTCTTTAATGAAGACAGCAAATTAGAATTTAAAGACATGGTAGTTGGAGATGGTAAAACAGGTTCTACAACAGGAAAAGCAATAGTAACAACAACAATAGTAAAAAAGATTTTAGAAAGAATACAAGATTCTAATCCAGTTCTAAAAGATATAACATTTATTACTACTGATGATGCTGGAATAACAATTCCAAGAGAAATGGCAGGTCTACCTGAAGTTGGATGGGTAGGAGAAGTTGAAGAAAGAAAAGACACTGCTGTAACAAAAGTTGAAAATATAACTGTAAATATATTTCAATTATATGCTTTACCTGTTGTTACAAATAAGCTTTTAGCAACAAATTATGTTGGTTATGCAACATTCTTATTAAAAAGAGTGGAATATGCTCTTGGCTTGAAATTAGCAGATTCTGTTTTCAATGGAAGTGGTACAAATATGCCATTAGGAATTTTAAAAGATACTGCTGTAACAAATCAACAAGAAATTGATACATCTGATGATGCAAAATTTATAGAAAGTATAATAGATATCTATTATTCAATTCCTACTGATGTTGCTAAAGAATCAAACTGGTATATAAGAAGAGAAACATGGCAACAAATTAGTAAATTAAAAAATACTAACAAAGATTTTTACATAACAGATTTAAACACAGGAAATACAAGAACATTAATGTCAAGACCTGTTGAATTAGTGGAGTCAGAAGGTTCTGGATTAAAAACATTAAAAGAAGCAGTTGCAGTAACAGATCCAGTTATGGTTTTTGGAAATGTTAAAGAAGGACTTTTAGGAATAGAAAATCCAAAGATGACTATGAAACTAGAAGATCAAATAACATCAAAAGGGCTAACTAAATATTATATGGAAAAAGGTGTAGGTGTTGGAGTACAACTTCCTGAATATTTTGTAAAAGTAGTGAAAAAAGCCTAATAAAAAAGCTCCTGGTATTTCTATATCAGGAGCTAAAAATAGGAGTAAGCGATGGATAAAGAATTAGGATATGACTTAAATATAGCTAAAAGCCTTACAGGAATAGAAGATGAAGAGCTTTTAAAATTTTATATAAATAGTGTGATTCTTAAAATTGAAAGAGTTATAGGTTATAAGCTATTAAAAAGCAAAATAACGAGTTTAGTTAGTGGACTCAATACAAATTACATATTTCTCCCAGAAAAAGAAATTGAACAGGTTTTGAACGTTAATATGGGCTGTAAAATACTTCCATTTAGTTATATTAACAGAAAGATAATTTTTGATGAAATAATTTCTAAAAATTCTTATGTTGAAATTCAATATATTGCTGGGTATGATGAAATCCCTTCAGATATTCTTCTTTTTATTTGTTCAACAATTAAAGAGACTATAACAAATGAGGAAGGATTAAAATCTTATGGCATAAGGGGAATAAATTATACTTTTTTAAATAAAATTGAGCAATCAGATAATTTTATTAGAGGTATAAGAGATTTATTTGGGATTGTTGGAATATGATAACAAAAGCATTGAAAGAAATTGAATATTTAACAAAACATCAAGTAGAAATTGGAATATTGGCTATTGATAAGAGTTTGACAGGAGAAGATGGGAAAACAACTATCCTTGAATATGCTATATACAATGAATTTGGAACTATTGATATTCCAGCTCGTCCATTTATGAGAAATGCCTTAGATAGCAATAGGAACTCTATTTCAAGGTTAATAAAAGAAACACCTAATAAAGTTTTTAAAGGGGAGTTAAGTGGAAAAGAAGCTTTAATGATAATAGGGGAAACTATAAGAGGGATGATAATTCTCAGTATTCAAGATGCTAAAAATTGGGCAACTCCTAATTCCATAAAAACATTAAAAATGAAAACTTCAAAAGGAAAAAAAGAAAATACAAAACCTTTAATAGATGCAGGGTATTTAATAACTGCGATTAGGTATCAAATAGTAAATGAAAATGGGACAATAGAATATTTGTCAGACTTTAAGGATGTATAAGATGGATAAAGTTATTTTATTAAGTAAGCATAAAACAGATATAAAAATTATTTCAAGAATTGAAGGAAGATGGGAAAAAGGGAAATATATAGCTAATGAAGAGAAAGAAAAGATTATCAAAGGTCTATATATGCCTGTTTCATCTGATACTTTGAAATATTATCCTCAAGGTGAAATTACTTTAAAAGATATGGAATTATTTACAAAAGAGAAACTAAAAGAAGGGGATATTGCTATTTTAAGAGATGAAAAATTTAAGATAATTGAAATAACTGACTTTGATTATCTAGCTGATATAAAAAGCTATATTTTAAAGAGGAGTACAAAAGATGATTAAAATTATAATTGAATTACTCAATAAAATGAGTAACATTCAAATTATACCAGCTTTTACTACTACAAAGGTTCCTAAAAAGCCTTACGCTACTTACCAAGTGCTAAATATAAATAGTGCTGATTTTAGAGGATATACAGAGAGAGAATATATAAAACAAGATGAAAAATATCTTGAAACAACTGAGTATAGAATAATGGCAAGACTTCAATTTGACATATATTCTGAAACTCAAGAAGAAACATTAGAAAATGCAATTGAACTGAGAGAATTAATCCTTTTCAATGCAAGAAGAGAGATAAATAGATTAGATGCTGGAGTAGTAAAAAGTAGTGAAATAAAATCATTAAATGAATTAATTAATTCAGAGTATGAGTATCGTTGTACTTTTGATATAGTTTTTGAATATATGAAAGTAACAAAAGAAAGAGAACTTGAATTAATAAAAGAAATAGAATTATTGGTAAATAATAAAAATAAAAGTCGAATAGCAAGGAGGAAAGAATAATGGGAGTATATAGAGAACCGATAAAAGTAGTATTAGAACAAGAATTGAATTTGACAATTGCTTCATTAAATAAAACTCTTATAGTTACAAATGATAAGAATGCAGATTTTAAATATTATATGAACTCAAAAGATGTTGCTAATGATTTTGGGAATAATTCAAAAGTATATAAATTAGTGGAGAAGTTTCTAGGACAAAGAGATGGAGATGGCAATATTTTAAAACCTGATTTCTTTGGAGTTGTTGGAATTACTGCGAGCGGGCAAGAAAAGATAGAAGATAAGTTGAAAGAAGTACTAAATGAAAATTTAGATAAAGAATGGTACGCTCTTATAACAACATTTGATAGTGTTGAGACAATGAAAGCTGTAAGTTCTTTTTTAACTGAAAATAGAAGAGTTTATATAACAGAAGTCAAAGCTTATCCATTAGCAGATACATTAAAATCTGATAGAATTGCACCTATTTGGAATTTAAAAATGGATGAAGCGGATAAGGAATATAAAGCAGCTGCTTATGCTGGGGTAGTTGTAACAAAAGGAGCAGGTTACAGAAGCTCAATGATAGAGTTGCAAGGAGTAACAGCTGACACTGAACTAGCTAAAAAGCCTGAACTTGCAAAAAATAATATTACATTTGTAGAAAAAAGAACATCAGAGGGCTATATCACAGCTAATGGTGGAAAAGCAACAGATGGAACTTATTTAGATGATACAACTGCTATTGATTGTATCATTGTAAATCTAAATGAAAATTTAGAAAAAGCAATGATTAAAAAAGGATTCCCACAAGATGAGGAAGGTTATGCTTTTTTAGAAGAAACATTAAACAATGTTATGGAAGAAATGGGAGCCAATAATTTACTTGCTAAAATGAATGGAAAATATCAATATACAGTATTTCCTGTGACTCAAACAGCAACAGAAAGAGGGCTTAGACTTATAAGACCAAAAGTACTTTTTAGACTTAGAAACTGGGCTTATTTCATTGATTTAACATTAATGAAAACTAATAAGGATATTGGAGGTAAGGAATGATGGTTGATTTAAGTAAAAAAATTTTTATTTTTAATGGTTATACTTTTAAAAATTTTAGAAGTCTGAGTGTTGGGGCTCCTGAAGACCAATATAAGTCATCTGATAAAAGTATTTATGGAGAAAGAAGAATATTATATAGTCCAGATCCAAATCTTGAAATAACTATTACTGTTGCAAGTGGAACTGAAGATGAAAAAATACTTTTAGATGCTTCAGAGAACAGAATAACTGGCTCAGGATATTTTAAAGATAGTTCAATTTCTAAATATAGTAGAGGCGTAACAATAAAAGAAATTGGAGTAAATAAAAGTGAATTGGCAAATGATGGAGAATCTGATTCAAGAGAATTTAAACTTGTATGTGTAGGTGTTAAGGAGGCAATAAACTAATGGAAAATAAAATAAATAAAATAGAGCAAGAAGAGTTAAAAAATAAAGAATTTCTAAAAAAAATAGAGGATAAAAATATATCAAATATAACTTTTAAAGCTGATGGTCTAGGAGTTTTAGAATTTAATTTGATGATGACAGGGAAAGATTTTAAAACAATAGAGAGACCTTTTAGAATTGAAAGAGTTTCAACAGATACATTTTTTAAGCTTTCATCAGAAAAAGATGAATTAGCAATAGGTAAGAAATTATTGAATACTTTTATAGCTCAACCAGCTGAAGCTAGAGACATAGAATTTTTTAATATGGACCAAGAAGCTTTAGAAACTATTACAGTGATTATAACTGAATTTCAACAAACACCCTTTTTATTCATTAAAAATTTTGGAGAAAATAAGGAAGATTAAACAAGGAAGATTTGATGTTTGCTTTGAATCTAAGATTCCATATTATAAAAAGCCTGTTGAAGATCTATGTTATGAAGAATATATGCTTTTACAATTAGCTTGGGCTGATTATGTAAAAAGAAAAAATAAAAATTAGAAAGGAGGGTTAGTGATGTTAGAACAGTTATCATTGGTTTTTAAAGTTGTAGGAAATGGACAAGCTTCTTTGAATCAAATTAGCTCTCAAATTGGAAATTTAAAGAATAATATGTCAAATTTTAAAAATAGTGTTAGTTCAGCATTTGGAAGTCTAAAAAACACTATTGGTTCAGTAAAGCAAAGTTTAGTTGCTTTTAAAAATAAAATTAGTACAACTTTTAATGCCTTGAAAGCTAAAATAACAGCTAACTTTCCTGCTATTGGGAAAATAAGAAATGGTTTTATTTCACTTCGGAGAAGTTTAGGAAATTTTGGGAACTATGCCCAGCAACAATTTCAAAAAAGTAAAGAAAAAGCAAGTACACTTCTAAGTGTCTTAAAAAGAATAGCTACAGCATTAGCAGCAGGTTTTACAATAAAAACCGCTATTGATAGTGCTGGAAATATTGAACAGTATAGAAATACACTTGAAACTGTTTTGAAAGATTCAGACATGGCAAGAAAGAAACTAGCTTGGGCTAGTAGATTTGCTAATAAAACTCCATTTGAAACAAATGAAGTCCTTTCTGGGATGACGAAATTACAGTCTTATGGAATCGAAGGGGATAGAGTTTTAAAAACAACTAACAGAACTTACCTTGAAATGATTGGAGATATGGCTTCAGGAATGGGGAAAAGTTTTGATCAAGCGATTGAAGCTATTGCTGATGCAAGAACTGGAGAACTTGAAAGATTAAAAGAATTTGGAATTACTAAGAATATGATTTCTGAATTTGGTAAAAGTAAAGGCTTAGAAATTTTTAATAATAAAGGGCAAATTAATGACTTAGAGTTATTTAATAAAACTTTATTTGAAATGATGGACTCTCGTTTTGGTGGAGCAATGGAAAAGCAAGCTAAAACATTTAAGGGAGGATTATCAACTATATCAGGAGCAACTAAATCAGCACTTTCAACTCTTGCAGGAGTTAATGAATTTGGTGATATAGTTGAAAACTCTCCATTTCAAATTCTTAGAGATAGAGTTATCATACCATTAGCTAATACACTAGTAAAATTTCAAGAAGATGGAACATTTACTAGATGGGCAGAAAATTTATCTAGTATCTTTGGTGAACTAATTTCATGGGGAGAAAAAATAATAAATTTTATTGTTAAGTGGAAAGAAGTTTTAATCCCACTAGCAAGTGCAATAGCTGGGCTTTTTGTAATTAATAAGGTAATAGTTTTAATTGGAGCTTTAAAAACTGCATTAGCAGCTCTTTCTTTTAATCCGATTATGCTTGCAATTGGGGCTGTAATAGCTATTGGCGTCCTATTGTATAGAAACTGGGATCTTGTAAAAGAAAAATTAATTTCACTTTGGGATAAGATAAAAGGTTTTGTTAAGGTTTTCTTACTTTTTTCAGGAATGGGTTTAATAATAAAACTAGGACAATTATTAATAGAAAATTGGGAGAAGATTAAGGCTAAAATATCTACATTATGGGATAAAATTAAAGCTTTTGCTAAAGCATTATGGGATATTGGTAAAAAAATATTTATGTGGCTTAGCCCAATAGGTTTAATTATTACTGTTGGGAAACTGATAATAGAAAATTGGGATTTAATAAAAGCAAAGTTTGCTGAATTAGGAAGTTATTTATATAACAAAATAATTGATATAGGGAATTTCTTTATAGGATTAAAAGACAAAGTAGTTGATGTATTTTTTAACTTAATAGACAAATTAAAAGAAGTGTGGGAGACAATGAAGTCAACTGCTGCATCAGCTTTTGATTTTATATTAGATTATGTTGCTAAAATTTGGGAAAGTATTAAAGGTTTTTTCTCAGGTTTAGGTGAAAAAATAAAATCGTTACCAGGAATATCTTGGTTTTTTAGTGATAGTGAGAAAAAAAATACAAATGGCCCTATGATAGATGGAACTCATAAAACAGGACTTGACTATGTCCCTTACGATGGCTATATCGCTGAGCTTCATAGAGGCGAAAGAGTTCTAACTGCTGAAGAAAATAATGCATATTCAAGTACAGAAAGTAATGAGTTTTCTAATATAAGTAATTCAGCAAATACAAAAAACTCTAATAAGTCTGATAAAAAAATCATACTAAATCTTACTGTAAATATGTCTGGAACAAAAGAAATGGATTGGAATAGAATTGGAGAAATGATAGTAGAAAAATTAGAGGATTTGATGTTACAAAATGACATAGCTAAAGGGGAAATATAGATGTTTTCAATAACAAATATTATGAGTAAAGTAAGTAGTTTTCTAAATAATGTAAATTCAATTTCTAGTCGAATTGATAGTTATCTAAGAAAAACTCCACCAATTTTATTGGGAAATATAAAACTTCAATTAGTTTCTGGAATATCTGAAAGCTATTCGAATGATGTTCCAACAATTCCAATTGATGATGGAACTCAAATAGCTGATAACATAACACAAAATCCGTTAGAGTTATCATTTAAAGTTCAAATTGTAGACTCTAATCACAAAGAAATTTTTGAAAAAGTTCTTGAACTTAGAAATAAAAGAGAACTTGTAGACTTGTATATGATTAAGTTGTATAAGAATATGGCTATAACAAGTATAGAAAATACTATAACTTCATTATATTATACAGAATTTACTATTTCATTGGTAGAAGTAAAGATTGCTCATGTTTCTATGATTCCTTCCCCTAGTCCAAAAGCTAAAGCAAGTGTTAGAAATACAACAAAAATAAAAACAACAGCAAAAGCTAAAAAAAATACAAAAACTATTACAAAAGCTGTTACTAAAGATAAAAGCTCAGGAGTAAAGGATTGGGAAGGAGATTTACAAAGTGAGCATATAAAACTGCCATAGATAATAGGAGCATAGAAATGAAAATAAATATAATGAAAGAATCTATTCCATATATAACTGATGTAACTATTGCAGGGATAACCTTTCAATTTGAATTTACATATAATTCTTATGATAAAAGAGTGTACATAACACTTTATGATATTGATGATAATTTAATATATCCAAATGAGCCAATTCTATTCGGGATCCCACTATGGTTCAATAAATTAGTTGATGAAAAAGGAAATTTTAATAAAAAATATCCACAAAAATATATTATCCCTAATACTTTAGATAGAAAAGCAATAAAAATTGATTATGAAAATATTGATAAAATTGAACTTTTAGTGGAGGAATAATGGATTTTATAGCAAATAGACCTATTTTTCCTAGAAATTCTTATCTTATTATAAATGGTGTAAAACTAGATGATCATAATAATGATGGTTTAAAATTTGATGTTGATGTAAAAACAGGAGAAGAAGGAAAAGTAGGGGTAGGAACATTCAAAATATATAATTTAAGTCAAGATATAGAAATAGGAAGCGAGGTAGAACTTTGGTTTGGTTATGCTGAAGATATTGGCTATTATTCAAAATATGAAGTTATAAAAAAGAAAAGAATAAAAGAAAGTTCTTCATTTATTCAAGAGTTAACTTGTTCAGAGAGAACTAAAAATAGTAGTAAGATAGTTTCATTAAGTTTAGATGGGAATACTAGGATATCTGAAGCAATAAAAGAAATTACTAAAGAAATGGGAATAAATCTTATTTCTATGGAACTTAATAAAGATAAAATTTACACTAATGGCTTTACCTGTTACAGTCAAGGATTTCAGGAGTTAAGAGAATTAGTTCAAGACTCAGAGAGCAAAATGACTTTAAAAGGTGATGATCTTTATATCTATACAGATAAACAAAAAGATCAAGCAATTTATTTAAGCTTTGAAAGTGGGTTGATTCATAATCCTGAAGCTGTTGAACAGCAAGAAAAAGAAGTGAAAGTAAATAAAAAATCTGATAATAAAAAAGCAAAGAGTAAAAAAGATGATAAATGGGAAAATGAGCAAAAAAAGAAAACTATAAAAGAGAGTAATAAATATGACTATACTATTGAATGTTTCCCAATTCACTACATAAAAAAAGGAGATGTAATATACGTTGAAAGTGATGATGTAAGTGGATTTATGCAAGTGGAAGAGGTAAGTATTAGTCTAAGTGATAGCTGGAATATGAAATTAGGAGTTAAAGTGATGAAAGATGATGGAAAACATAAGGATAATTCTAGTAAAAATACAAAAAATAAGAAAGGGTAGATTTGTAGATGCTGAGCCTTTGTTTAGTCCAAATGGGGTTGCTCTACCTGTACTTCGTAATGTTCCAGTGGCATTATTTGGAGATAATAAAGATCATATTGATTGGAATATTAAAGAAGGGGATATAATGCCATATTTTGTTTTAACCTTTGATATTTCTTCATATATAAGTCAAGGATCCCATGATGTTATGGATTCGAATAGAAGGAATAACTTAAATAATGGTTTTATTTTACCTTTCACAATTCCAAATGCTACAGAAAGTTTGGAATTTCCTTCTGATATTAGAATTATTGGAGATAGATTAGAAGAAGGGAACATTGATTTGAAAGGGGATTCTAAGCAAAAAGGTAATGTTGAGATAAATGGAAATACTACTCAGAAAGGAAATACAACACAAACTGGGAACATATCTACAAAAGGTTCTGTTGCAGCATCTGAAGATGTTACTGCTGGAGATAAGAGTTTGAAAAAACATAAACATTCAGGAGTAGCAAAAGGAACTGAAATAAGTGGAGGAGTAGCATAATGGAAGCTATAAAAATGGATGATGGAGATATTAAATTTTCAACTATTTCAGGAATAGATGAGTTCTGGCAGAGAGTAGTAAATTCTTTAAAAATATATTCAATTGAGTGCTTTTATGATGAAAATTTAGGGCTTGATATAAGAATAATAAATGAACAGGATGTAGCTGAATATAAACTTGAACATATTTGTAGAAAGTTACAAGAATGGTATAGGGCTGAAATAGAAACAGTTAGTTATCAAATAATTTCTGAAGCAGAGAGAACTTTAAAGGCAAAAATATATATAACACATAAGAAACATAATAATATAGAGAAAGAGGTGATAATCAGTGGATAAATTTGAAACAAAAGGCTTTCAAGGACTTATGGAATTAGCACAAAAAGAAGCACAAAAAAAAGAAAATTTTGGAAGTGATTTCAATGTTGAACCAACTGGAGATTACTATAAATTAGTAGCACCTTTCATATATCTTTGTTCTTATTTGGAAGATAAAGCAATTTCAATAGCAAGGGGTTTAAATATATACAATGCACAAAATGAGGAATTAGACAATTTGTTATATTTTTTTCCTAGAAGATTTGGAACAAAAGCTCAAGTACATTGTAAAGTTACAGCAACTAATTTTGTAGATGTGTTACAAGGAGACATTATCATACAAGCTGAAAATGGAGTGAAATATGAAAATATAGAAAGATTTGAAGTAGACTCTTCAAAGACTAAAACAATAGTATTTCAAAGTCTATTCGAGGGAGAGGAAGGAAACATCCAAATTAATAAAATTGAAAAAGTTATAAAAGCTCCAGCATCAATAGTTGATGTACAAAATGTTGAAATTGGAGAAGGTGGGCTTTCTTCTGAAACTGATTATGAGTATTTAAAAAGATATTTAGCTGGTAATAGCAAAGGTGAATGGAGTTTATTACCTATTTTAAATGCTATAAGAAAATTACCAGGAGTAAAAAGTGCTAATGGGATAAGAAACAATACAATGAATATAGACAGCTTTGGACTTTCTCCAAAAAGCATTTGGATAGTAGTAGATGGAGGAATAAAGGAAGAAATAGCACATGCTATTTATATGCACATTCATACTCCAGATACTAAAGGAAATGTTGTTGTAAATGTTCCAACATCTGTACCTGATCATTTTGAAACTATAAGATTTGATAGACCTGCTCAAGCAGACATTGAGTATAAATTAGATATAAAAAGTGCTGATGAATTGAAAATCAAAAATTTAATTGATGAGTATATTAATGAAGCTGGAATAGGTGCTTTACTATCAAATGGAACATTCTTATATGAATATCTTTATAATAAAAACTATAAATATACCGATTTTGACTTGAAGTTTAGAAAAAAAGATACCCTTGTTTGGAGTAATTCAATTCAATTAAACTTTAATGAAATACCAAAAAGTGCTGGGAGAATATCATGATTGATGAAGTTATAAAGGGTTTACCTTTACATTTTCAAAAGGAAAATACAATTAAGTTTTATAAGACCTTGAAGCCTGTTATTGAGTACATAAATGCCTTAATAGAGGACTTAAAAAATCAAACATCACTATTGAAATGTTCAGGGATATTCTTAGATTTTATGGGGGAAAGATATGATGAAAAGAGAAATGGTCGAGATGATGAAACTTATAGACAAGCATTGATTATTAAAAAAATGGCACTTGATGGATTACCTAATACAGAATTTTTGCTTTCACTTACTAGGGAACTTACTAATAAAGAAGTTACAAAATTAAAAACAAGACCATTGCAAGAAGTAGCTAGTCAACTATTTAAGGTAAATATGATTGATGATTTAAAAGTTATTAATAAAATGCCTGACTTAAATAAAGTTTGTGAAGTTGGAGCAAGGATGTATTGGGAGCTTGAAATTATCAATAATAAAAGCAATAAATATTATTCATCAGTAGTTGAGAATATAAAAAAAATAGAAATAAAAGCTGATTTTAAACTAGATCAAACAATGAGAATAAATTCAAAGTTAAATACTGCTCAAGGGATAGGATTTACTAAAATAATCGAGATAGGGGGAATTAAATAATGAGTTATTTTGAAGGCTTAAAGCTAACAAAAAAAGGTGAACAACTTCAAGCTAAGATAAATGGAAATTTATCCGAAACTCTAACTTTTACAAAAGCAAAGTTAGGAAGTGGTTCAATAACTTCAAATGATGAGATTAGATTCTTAACAGATGTAAAAGAAGTATGGGGGACAGCTAATGTAACTAGTTGTAAGATACAGGGAGATGAAAAAAATATAGTAGCTATAGAACTTCAATTTTCTAATGCTGAGCTAAGAGAAGATAAAATCTTCAGAGAAATTGGACTTTATGCACAAGGAAATGAAGGTGAAGAAATTCTTTATGCTTATGCTAATGCTGGAGATAAATATGATTATATTCCATTAATGAAAGATAGTCCACATTCTTTTATAATAGTAATTTATTTTAATATAACAAGTGGTTCAAAAGTTGATGCCAAGATTGATTTACATAGTTATGTGTCACTTCAAGAGTTTAATGAAGGAATGAATAAAAAAGTAAATAAAACAGACTATGCTTCAGCCGAGCAGTATGGAATAGTTAAGTATGGAGCTGAAGAAGGGACAGTACTAGAAGGAAATAAGTTTACTCAGATGATGGGAAAAGATTATGGTGGGATATTAAATGAACCAGGAACAAAAGAAGTAGGAAAAACTTACTTTGATAAAAATACAAAAAAATTATACCTATGTAAGAATACAAATACAGATATTTCAGCAAATATAAATAATTATATAGCTATGGACAGTCATTCAATTCTTGAGAGATTGGAAAATCTAATCACTTTAGATAAAGATAATTATTTCAATGCGAATTTGGGTGGACTTATAATTAAAGTTATTGGTTTCACATCGAAAACAGGGAAAAATAGATACAACTTCGATAAACCATTTCCAAATAGATGCTTAATATGCATTCTTACAGAAAATGATGGTTTAAGAAATACAGAACCTGCACTGGAATCATTTGACAATAATGGTTTTTCTGCAAACAATGCTATTGGAACAGGAGCATTTTATTGTTTGGCGATAGGGTATTAAATGTTAAAATCTACTTTAAAGTTCCATACACGAAAGCTATACAACTGCAAGTTGTTATAGAATCAGATAAATTTGAGCTAGATTTAGTTTCGATAGAGCCATTCTTAACCCATATTGAATTGATTAAGATTTTCCCTTCTTTAAATTCTTGATAGTTTACAATTCTTGCATCATTACTAGAAATACCTTCTTTGTATGGGGAAACTACACAAAAATCTACCGATAAAAATGTATCTGATACATCTATATAATTAGTTCTTTCAGATGTTTTTACATAAAACTTATACCCTTTATTTTGTGAAGATTTAATTAGATTAAAACTGAATAAATTTTCCAATCTATTCAGTTTTATATAATGTACCTAACAAATTTGAAGGAGGTACAAAGTATGGAACTAAAAGGATGGGAAAAGTTAAAGAAGGAAAATGTGGAGATTTATAAGCAGTATTTGAATAGTTGCAAAAGCAGTAACTACGAAACATGGGAAACAACTTATTCTACTTACATCAGTAATTTCAAGTTGTTCCTTATATGGTTTCAAGAAAATTATAAAAATAGGTATTTATTGAGTAAAGACACACTGATGGAAATGCCTCAAATTATGGAAGAGTACAGAAACCATTGCAGGAGTTTAGGAAATAGTAAAAGGACTCTAATGAATAAAACAACATCAGTTAGTAGTTTTTATTTATGGTGTGTTAGAAGAAATAAATGCAGGTTTCACCCGTTTGATAAAAAACTAGACAGATTGAAATTTGCTGAAAAAGATAAGATTAGAAAGAACTATTTTTTAAATACTGAACAAATTCTAACTGTTAGACTTTTTATGAAATTTCAAAATAAAAAGTATGATATTCAAGATAGGATTTTATGGGAATTATTTTTAGACAGTGCTTGTAGAATTTCAGCGGTTCAAAATTTAAAGTTGGAGCAATTAAGACTAGAAGAGGGATACTTTGAAGGAGTTAAAGAAAAAGAGGGTTACATAGTGAATGCCTTTTTCTTTGAGAAATGTAAAATTCTTTTAAAAGAATGGATTAAATTCAGAGAAGAGTCAGGAATACATAGTGAATGGCTGTTTATAACAAAATATGGAGATGAATATAGAAAGATGAGTCAGGGGACTATAAGAAACAGAGTAAAAAAAATGGGCTTAATTCTAGATATTCCAGACTTATACCCGCACTCTTTAAGAAAAACATCAATAAATCTTATAAACAATCTAGCTGGGTTAGGTGTTGCTAGTAGCTATGCAAATCATACAAGTAGCAATGTAACAAGTAAACACTATTTACAAAAAACTAATCCTATGGAAGTAAGAAATAATATTATTCAGCTTCGTAAAAAGCTAGGAATATTT